AACAAGCGGGTACTCTTGGTCTTGCTGGAGCAAATGCAGGACTGCAAGGCGCTCAACAAGCTGGTACTTTAGGATTAGCTGGTGTTAATACAGGATTAAGTGCTGAACAGCAAGCAGGTCAACTAGGGATCTCTGGTGCTAATACTGGTATTTCTGGTGCTCAAGCTCAAGGTCAGTTAGGTCTTGCAGGATCTGCTCAAGGATTACAAGGTGCTCAACAAGCTGGTCAACTAGGTATCTCTGGTGCTCAAGCTGGTTTATCTGGTGTTAATGCTCAACAAGCTGGATATGGATTAGCCAATCAAACAGCAAGTACTTTAGGTAATTTAGGAACAAGTCAATTAGCTGCTCAACAAGGTATTGCTGGATTGCAAAATACATACGGTACACAGCAACAACAAAATCAACAGAACGTTATCAATCAAGCTATGCAGAACTATCAAACTGCACAGGCTTACCCAATGCAGCAATTGACGCAGCTTAAAGCTCTTGCTACTGGATTACCGATGACTGATGTGACTACTACTCAACAAGCTGCTACACCTAGTACTTTAGGGACAATAGCTGGCCTAGGTACAACTGGCGTTGCTGCTGCAAACTTATTATCTCCAACTCCTGCTACAGATCCAGCTTATCAAGCCTATCAACAACAGCAATATAATAATTATTTAGCTGCTCAAAATAATCCTCAACAGAGTAAAAAAGGTGGGGTAATTAAAAAGAAAAAAACCAAAAAATATGTTGAAGGTGGTTTAGTAGAATTGAGTCTATACAATGTAATGAAAGGTTCGCTATGATCGGTAGCTTAATGAGCCGTATGTCCACTGCTCAAAACATGGACGTAAAACAACTTCAACAAGCCGTTCAAGACGGTACGTTACCTGCATATGTTGGTATTCCTCTTATCCAAGATAAGATGAAGCAACAGCAAATGACACAAGCTGGTAAACCACAGCCACAACAGCCACCTATTGCTGATCAAATTCTTGGCGCTGCTAAACAGCAAGAAGAGCGTGGTATTGATGCTGCTCAGTCTAATCTACCAGAAATGAGCGCTGCTGAAGGCGGTATTATGTCTTATGCAGATAGTGGAGATGTAGACCCATTAAGCTATGAGGATCAAGCACAGGACCAACAAGATATGCAAGAGTTATCAATGACTCAACAAGGTGCAGAAGATCCAGAAATGGATGCTTTAATTGCTGCAAAATCTAGCCAGCCTTCTTATGTGAATAAGACCCCCAATGTAGAGCAAGGTATTAAAGGTCCATCTACAGATTCTTTAATTAGTCATATTCTCAAAAAAGAAAGTGGTGGTAAAGATTTTGATAAAAAAGGCAAGCCATTAACATCTTCGAGTGGCGCTAAGTTTGCTATGCAAGTTTTACCTTCTACAGCTAAAGATCCCGGATTTGGTATTAAACCTGCTAGAGGAGAGACTCCTGAAGAATACAACCGTGTTGGTCGAGAGCTTGCTGTAGCCTTATTAAACAAATATAAAAATCCAGTTCATGCAGCAGCTGCTTATAATGCTGGATCTGGAACTATTGATAAGTGGTTAGCCCAAGGCGCTGATCCTACTCGCTTACCTAAAGAAACTCAAAGTTATATTCAAGGCATGAATTTGGCTCAAGGTGGTATTGCTAGTTATGCAGAAGGTGGTATTGCTCATTTTGCTACAGCAGGTGAAGTAAAATCTGCAAGAGATGTACAAAACCAAGCATTAGGTGCAGTAGACCAAAGTTTATCTGAAAATCCACCAAGTGATTATATGGGTTCAGTTACCGATTGGATGCAAAGTCCACAAGGAATTGAGCAATTAAAAAATAGACAGATAGCAATTGATGCTATTAAAAATAATGCTCCTATTCCAGCATTAAATTCTTTATATCAACCATATACTCCTAAAACAATAGCTCAAGCTCAAGCAGAAAAAGTTGCTGCTACAAGTCCACCTGTAAATACGCCACCTGCTGTTGCTCCATCAGGTATTAATTCAATTCTATCCAGTACAGGATTTAAAGGCGCTGGTAATTTTAATATTCCTTCTATTACTACTACTGATACCAATACAAATACTATTTCTCCAGAAGTTCCAACAGGGTACACAGCCCCACAAACTCCTGCTCCTACTGCATGGGATCAATATTTAGCTAATTTAGCATCTAGTAGAGAAGATTTGAAAAAACAAAAAGATGAAGATAAGTATATATCTTTGTTAACAGCAGGTTTGGGAATGGTTAAGTCTGCGGGAACAGTTAAACCCGGTGAAGTTCATTCAGGTCTTAGCGATATTTCTACAGGAGCTATGGAAGGTATTTCTTATGCTTCTAATGCACAGAAACAACGTGCTGCTCAAGAGGCTGCATTAAATACAGCAGAAAATTCAGCATTATTCCGTCAAGAAGCTAATAAAAATGCTGCAGAAATTAATAAAGCTAAAATTGCTGCATTAGGTGAAAAACCATCTATTGAAGATAGAAAATACGATCAATATTCTAAAATGGTTCAAAGACACCCTCAAATTCTTGAGCAAAATCGTATGATGCAAGAAGAGATAAAAAATGGTACATTGATTGATTATAGAGCAAGACAATATCAAGCAAACATTCAAAAAATACAACAAGCTATTGCAAAACAACTTCAAATTAACCCTGATGTAGCCGTACAATTAAGTCCTATTACAGATCCAACTAAACCTGTGACTCCCGGAATAGTGGATAGAGTTAAAAGCTTAATAGGATATGGAACACCAGCAGCAAGTTCTGTGGATACAAATAATCCATTGTTAAAATAATAAAGGATCGCTATGCCAAGTTTGATGGATATATTAGAAGATCCTAATTATGTCAATGCTAATGAATCTACTAAACAGGCTATTTTTGATAAATATTCTGCGTTAGATGATAATTTTACTAAAGCAAATGATGCAACTCAGGATGCTATTCGTCAAAAATTTGGCGTGTCTACTCCGCAAGAAGCTACTACATTAGAATCTCTTGGTCATGGCGCATTACGTGGCGCTCTTCCTGCAGCAGCAGGTATTATTGGCGGTGCTGGGGCTGGAGCATTAGGTGCAGTAGCTGGTCCAGTAGGTGCAATAGGAGCAGGATTAGCTGGTGGTTTTGGCGCATCAGCAGCAGCAGCTGCAGCTCAAGAAGCTTTTTTACAAGCACATCCAGATATTGCTAAGGCTATTGGCTTATCTCCAGAACAAACAGCTAAAGAAGAAAAAGCACATCCACTTGCAGCATTTACAGGTGAACTTGCTCCTAACTTATTGGCATTACGCCCAAGTGGGGCATTATTTAAAAGTGCTGCTGGGCTATCAGAAGATGCTGCTAAAAAACTGGCTGCGGAAAAGATTGCTGCTGGTGTCAATTCTTCTCTTGGCGCTGGCGTAGGAGCAGGTATACAAGCTGGTCAAGAAGCTATGGGTGAAGAGCCTATTGATTGGCAAAAGGTCGGTATAGCTGGATTGATGGGTGCCACAGGTCAAAAAGAAACAGCTCTTGGTAGAGGTTTAGCTCATATTGGTGAAATTCCTGCATCAGCAGCATCTAAAGCTGCTATTAATGCATTACGTAGACCGGAAGAGATCGCTCCATCCGTTACTCCTGAAGTTACTCCACAAGCAGAAACGGGCGCTACTCCTTCAGCATCATTAGATACTCAATCAATGTTGAGTGAGTTATACCCAGAAAATAAAGCACCATTACAAGAGCCTACTGCTCCAATAGCTGCACAAGAAGCTCCAGTAGAGCCTACAGCTGTAGTGCCAACTGTTGAGCCAATTACACCTGAGGTTGCTAAAACACCCGTAACAGAACCAATTGAAACTCCAAAAATGAAAGATATATTTTCATTTATGGGAGATAACGGGGAAATTAAAACTGTTCAAGGTGATGTAAAGAATATAAACGGAAAAGATCATGTTGTTTATCAAGATGAAAATGGTAAAAAACGTCAAAAAGTATTAAACGATAAAGTTATTCAGAACCCTACGGATGATACTTTAGAGTTATTAGACTTATATCATGCTCGTGACAAAATAGAAAAAGAACCAGATGATTTTAGACAATGGCTTAATAAAGTTAAAGTGCATTCTAATGAAAAATCAGATCTTAACTATGAAAAAAGCTTTCCACATCCATACATAAGTGATAAAGGTCATGGCCTTGATGATTTAACTTTAATGGCACAGGAAAATGGTTTACTATCTCCAGAACAATTAACCGAAGGTGTTGGTGGTGTTGAATCTATGCGTGAGCATATTAACTCAGCGTTAAATGGGGAACGTGTTCCTACGCCAAATAATGTGGATCAACAAGCTAGATATCATGCTGTTGATAGTCGTATTCAGGATTTAGAAGCAAAGTTACAAAACGAAAAAGAATTTGGATTAAAGTCTGAAACTCCTGAAGAATCACAGGCCAGAATAGACCAAGAGGCTGCATCTAAAAAAGCTCAAGATGATGCTGCTATTAAAGCTGAAATGGATGCACAAGCTGCTCGTGATAAACAAGCAATTGCTGAACAAAGCAAAGCACAAGCAGAAAATTTTCAACTAGGACAAACACCTGAAGAATCATTAACAGGTCAGCAACGTTTAGATGAAGATATTCCATTTTTTGAGCGTTCTTCTACACCCGCTACAGATAAATTTCTTGAAGATGGAGAAGCATTAGCTAAGAATTTAAGGTCTTCATTAGATAAAATGGGACTAAGTCATGTTGGATTGAATCTTGAAGATTCTATTCAAGCAGTAGTTGATGGAAGAATGGAATCCGTTAATGGACAATATTTAAAAAATATGATTCATGTTTCATTAGCTAGTGATGATATTCCTAGAACTTTAAATCATGAAGCTTTACACGCAATGAAAGATCATGGCTTTTTTACAGATAAAGATTGGTCTATTCTTTCAGATAAAGCTAATAAAGATTGGATGCAACAATATAAAATAAAAGATGATTATGGTCATTTGCCAGTAGAACTACAGCACGAAGAAGCTATTGCTAAAGCATTTGCTGACTATAAAACTCAAACTCCAAATGTAAAATCTATTATGGCTAAGGCTATAGAAGTTTTGAAACGCATTGGAAATGTATTACGTGGTCGTGGTTTTAAAAACAGTGAAGATATATTTAAATCTGCTGAAGAAGGAAGGCTTTCCTCAACTAAGGATTCTACTTCTATAAGTCCGATGTTTGAAAAACAAGAAAAAAAACCAGAAGTTGCTAAAAATATTGTTAGCGACATGGAAAGATACAATCAAGCAAAGTTTGCTAAAGAATTTCCAAATGTTTATTTAAGTTCTCTTCCTAAAACAACAGCTCCTAGCTTTGAAGCTCCTACTGTTAGTCATTTAACTGAATTTGTTCGTAAAACACAAGATCGTTATATTGATCTTAAACGCACTATTGAAGCTATTAAGAAAAATGGAGCAAAAATAGCAGAGCGTTTCAATCCTTATGAAAAATTAGGTTTATATCACAGTGAGTATGCTAATGATGCACGAGTATTTAATGAAAATACTCTTGATCCATTGGCAAAGAAAATTGATAAACTTGGATTAAAAACACAAGAAGTTAGTGACTATCTGCATAACCGTCATGCAGAAGAGCGCAATAATCAAATGAACAAAATTAATCCAGATATCGTAACAGAGACTGGTGATGTTATTCCTTATCCATTAAAAGATCGTGCATCTGGTATTCATACTGAAGATGCTAAAAAGTATTTTAAAGAGTTAACTGCACAAAAGAAAGCTGCATTAGAAAGTGTAGCTAAAGATTTTGATAAGATAAAAAAAGATACCCAAAGAATTTTAGTAGAGTCTGGTCAAGAAACTCAAGAGACTATTGATCAATGGAATAAAGCTTATGAACACTATGTTCCATTAGAGCGTGTTCAAGATGAAATTCAATTTCCTATGTCTTCCTCAGGAAAAGGCTTAGGATTAAGTGGATCATTTGGTAAACGTGCAATGGGTTCAGAAAAAGAAGTTACTGACATTGTTAATAATATTATTGGTCAACATGAAAGAGCTTTAGAAATTGCTCAAAAAATGAAAGTTGATCATGCTTTATATGGTCTTGCCATTCAGTCTCCTAATCCTGAAATATGGAAAGCAGTAAACCCAGATGCTATTAGAAATCCAGAATTATTAGCACGTGAATTAAATGAAATGGGTTTAGAAGGAAGTTCAATTGTTGGATATATGAAAGAGCCACAACAACGTGTTATTGATGTAGATCCAGTAACGGGATTAGATCGTGTAACATTTAAAACAAATCCACTAAAGCGTTATGGGGATAATGTATTTCCTATTCGCATCAATGGACAAGATCGTTTTATTTTCTTTAATCCAAAAAATCAAACATCAATTAATATGGCTAGGTCTTTCCGTAATATGGATACACCTACTATTGGCCTTGCTGGGCAACAGATTGGTAAAGTTACTCAGTGGATGGCTAAAGTCAATACGCAATGGAATCCAGTATTTGGTGGGTTAAACTTTTTGCGTGACTTTGGTTCCGCAATGGCAAACTTATCTAGTACAGAAATTGCTGGTCAACAAAAGAAAGTTGCTTCTGGCATTCAACCTGCAATGGCTGCAGTATGGAGAACAATGAGATCAGAACGTTCTGGCGCTCCTTTACCGGACACTGAATGGGCTAAAACATACCAAGAATTTAGAGAATTTGGTGGTCAAACACTATATCGTGAGCAATTAAAAAAACGTGCAGAAGAAGGCAATATTCTGGATGATAAGATAAAAGATCTTCATAGCAATGCTGCCAAGAAAACTGCTTCAGCATTCTTTAATGGTTTATCAGACTTCAATGATTCTATTGAAAATGCTATTCGTTTATCAGCATTTAAAGCAGCTAAAGATAAAGGGTTATCTTCAGAAAAAGCAGCCACTATTGCTAAAGAGTTAACTGTAAACTTTGATCGTAAAGGTGCTTATGGTCAAATGATTAATAATTACTTTGCGTTTTTTAATGCTTCTGTACAGGGTGTATCTCGCATGACACAAACCCTAGCAGGTCCAGCAGGTAAAAAGTTAATGATTGGCGGCATAGGTTTAGGAGCTATGCAAGCTGGAATGATGGCACTCGCAGGATTTGGAGATGACGATCCTCCTGAATTTGTAAAGTCTCGTAACTTTATTATTCCTACGCCAGATGGAAAATATATTGCTATTCCTTATCCACTAGGTTTACATTTCCTTCCTAACATGGGGCGTATTGCAGTAGAGACTGGTTTACATGGTGACTTTACAAAACATGCAGGTAATATGGCTTCTGTCGTTGCTGATGCATTTAACCCATTAGGCGGTGGAAATCTTTCGTTGCAAACTATTTCTCCAACTGTGTTAGACCCAGTAGTAGCTTTAGCAACAAATAAAGATGCTTTTGGTAGAAATATTTCTAAACAAGAGCGTCCTAATGAGCCAAGTACAGGTTTAAGCCGTACCAGCGAAAGAGCTACAGAAATTAATAAAAAAGTTGCAGAAGCTATTAATTATGTAACTGGTGGTACAGAAGATGTTAAAGGATTCCTCAGTCCTACAGGCGATCAATTAGATTATTTAGTAGGTCAAGCTACTGGTGGTGCTGGTCGTGAAGTAATGAAAGTTGGTAAAGCTGCTACTGCTATATCTACCGGAAATACTGATCAATTAGCTTCATATGATATTCCTCTTGCTGGACGTTTTTATGGGGATACTAATTCTCCTGCTGCTAACTCACAACATTTTTACGATAACATCAATAAAATGGGTGAATATGAAGCCACAATTAAAGGCATTAGACAGCGTAAAGAAAATGTTAATGAATACATGCAAAGTAATCCTGAAGCCCGTTTGTGGCAACAAGCTAATAATGCATCTAATCAAATAGCATTATTAAATAAACAAAAGAAAGCATGGGAAAAAGCTGGTAGAACTGATGAGCAGATCAGAACTCTTGATGACCGTAAACAAGCCATCATGACAAGATTTAATGATAAGGTAAAGGCGTTTCAGGATTAATGGGGTTTAACAGATAAGAGATTGTTCTCAAAAAGCCAGCCTATAGTCTTTCTATGGGCTTCTTCCCAGAACTCTACTCTTTCCTGTTTGTCCATGTCTTTTCCTTGGTCAAGTTCCATGTGGCAGGGGTAGCACAATGCAGCGACCCTAAAATCGTGGGATTTGATTCCACGGCCTTTTCCATCTCTGAGTTGGTTTGAGTGAGCTGCCACAACTGTGCCGTCAGACCGACCACACGCTTGACATGGTGAATTTCTAAGTATTTCAAGGATTTGTTTGTTTCTATACAATTTTGTTATATTATTCAAATGGTTACATTAAACACTAGAGGATTGTAATGCGACACAGCGAAGAGTCAGATCAGGAGTTTATCAGAATTTGGAGAGAATTAGGTAGCCCTGCATTAGTTGGTAAGAAATTAGGCATGAACCCTAGAAGCGCTATGACTAGACGTAGGAATTTAGAAATACGCTACAAAATAGAGCTTCCTACTACCAATTCTCAACGAGAAGAAAAAAAGCCTCCAAAGGTGGCTCAAGCTGCTCATAACGTCCGAAGAGGCATAGAAGTTGACAAAGTTAAAAAGATTCTAGTTTTCTCAGATGCTCACTTTACTGATGAAACCACTACAGCATTTAAAGCATTACTCAAGTTCATAGAGCATTTCAAGCCTGAAGTCATTATCTGTAACGGTGATGCATTTGACGGGCAAGTTCTTAGCAGATTCCCATCCATTAATTATGATCAGAAACCTACTGTTTTAGAAGAACTAGAATCCTGTAGATGGCATTTGGGGGAGATCGAGAAGGTACGTCCTGCTGGATGTAGATTGATCTGGACGCTGGGCAATCATGACATGCGCTACGAATCTTGGCTGGTTAATAAAGTTCCTGAGTACTCTGGTGTAGATGGATTTTCATTAAAGTATCATTTCCCTATGTGGGAGACTTGCTGGAGCTTTTGGGTAGGTGAGGATACAGTCATTAAGCATCGTCTCAAGGGAGGCCGTACAGCTGGCTATTCTAACCTTTTAGCTGCTGGGAATACCAATATAGTCACTGGTCATACGCACGTCCTCTGTGCCTCTCCTATTACTAATTTTCAAGGTACGTGGTGGGGTGTTCAGACTGGTTGTTTAGCAGATCCTATGTCCGCTACTTTTGAATACTGTGAAGATGGCCCAAAAGACTGGAGATCAGGATTTGTAATGCTGTCATTCGATCAAGGTAGGATGCTAATGCCGGAACTTGTAATGGTATGCGGGGAAGATAAAGTAGAATTTAGAGGGGAAATTTTAAAAATTTAAAAATTAAAATTAATGTTCTAGTTGATTAAATTCAAAACTCAAAACAGGTTTATCTAAAGCCTCTAGCGCCCATAAAAGGTAAGTTTTTACATCTTCCTTATTATCTCCATACATAGAAGCAGCGCAATATCCCATTGGGATACCCAGTTCATCGTAATAGACCTCGCAAATCTCTACGAAGTCTATCCCGTCATCATCTGTATGGTCTACAAGCCTGAGATTCCAGCTCATTCGCTGTCTTTCTCACGATCAGCAATAAACCATTCAACAGCTCTAGCAAACTTCTCTAATCTATGAATGTTATTTTGAATATCAAATGTAGAGAATCCAGCATCGGAAGCCCACATATAGACATCTTTTCTAGTAAAGTCATCGACTACTACATGCCCTAAAAACGGAATTGGTTCAATCATGATATTTTCGATAAAAGTGAAGCAAGTTGTACAAGTGCTTCACGAATTTCTGGGTGTTGATCAAACTCGTCAGCTCTGCTAAGGATATTACTGGCAATATTTAAATTTGTCATGTCTTCTTTAAAAACATTTTTATTTATTTGACCTGTCATATACCGAGTGTATAAATCTTTAGCCTTATAAAGCATCTCATGAGGAGATAGACCAAGGTTACTATCTGACTTTTTAAAGATCTTATCCCAGTTACTCATACCTTCTTCTGACATAGGCTTTTGATATTCACTCATTTCTTTACCCTTTTCTTAATTGCAACAATACCTTCTTCTTTTTGATCTCTAGCTTCCATAATGCTATCGGCTATTCTCCAAGGTTCTACGGGGTCAAATGCAGTATGTTTACTAACCAATCCCAATGTAGCAAACATAGCAAAACAATCTCTTAGATCATTCTCATTCATTTGGCATTCCTTTTATAACTTGTTTAAGTCTACGTTTAGAGTTTCCATAGGATTTGCGAAAAGCATATACGGCCTTTTCTTCTTCCATACCAGATTCCACAGCAACGGTAGCTAATACCATACTTAATGCCGATAAAATAATTGTGGTATCTACGTTAGCTTTGGGCAATAGAAACTGAAATACCTCTACAGCGAGTTCTTTTACTGGATCTTCCATTAGTGCATCTCCTGTTTCATCGTAGCAAGAATACGCTCTTGCTCAAACTTCATTTTTACTAATTCCATAATTGCTGCACGTTCTTCCCGTTCAGCTTTCTTACGTTCAAAGTAAACCCGTTCATCTATCCTAGTCTTCCATCCGTGTTTCATCATATCTCCAATTGATCTAATTGTTCTAATACTAGGGTATCCATGTACTTACCCTTATAAGCAATAACCTTGAGTTCTGAGATACGTTTTACGGCCTTTGCAGCATCACGAATTCCTTGGTTATACCCAGACTTATACTGATCTCCACCATCTAATATCATGCAAATTGCATCCCTAATCATTCCAGACGCTTTGCGTTCCTTTGCAAATGCACTGATACGGTCATGGTATTCCTTTGGAAGGTATACAGAATATGGTACTAATTTATTTACTTTTTCCATTTTTCAAACTCTTCCTTAAATTTAATGAATTTTTCTCTAGCTTCCGTATTAGTTTTAAATTCTGCTCGTGAATCAATGTCAAAATGCATCTTCATCCATTCAGAACACTCTGCTTCTGAAGTAACAAGCTCACCTTCACGAAGAGAAATATAATTCCAAAAATATTTATCTCTACAGACTAACCCAGCCATAGATACAGCAGGATCATTTTTACGAGCCTGTACGACTGGTTTCTCATCATCTCCTAGCCTTACCATTACTACCATATAACGAGCGCCTACAAAGTCTCTTATGAGATTATCTGGTAAATCATCTGGGTGGACAGCTAAAGACAGCATATAGCCATCTTTAGACTGCTTCAATCCAGTTTTAATTCCCTCAAACTGGATCGTTTCCACGTTTTTTCTCCAAGTAAATAATTACTCCCTGATGTTTGTAAATTTCCATTAACAATTCAGCATTTTCATTTTCAAGATCTTGAGTAACTCTCATTTCTTTAGCCAAGGCTTCCTGAAGATTCTTTGCTAATCGCTCCCAATCTACTGGAGTTTCTTTTTTAGTAATAGCTTTCTTAATCATAATTCAGGCATCCGTTCTTCAGTTTTATTAGTTGGTTTCCATGTATTTACTTTAATAGATAAAAACTGGTTTCCTGCAGCGCTTTCACGATCCCATGCATCAATCTTGATAAGAATCAATCCGTTACCTTCTTCCAGTAATGAACGTACATAGTCACGATCTAACTCAAGTTTTCCCCACATATCAGGGGCTTTCTCGTGTTTCTTCTCTTTGGTTTTATGCAATATGCCTGTGTTTGGGTAATCACTCATTCTGTGCCTTTCAATGCTTCTTTAGTTATTTTAAATGTTGCAAAAATCTCATCAAATACTGCTACGTCTTTTACCTTCAACTGCTCTAATAGCTGCATATTGATTCTGTAAATACTGTTTACATCCTCTGGCTTCTTAGCCAACTTAATCAATACAGCAATACCTTCTTTAACTGCTACAGGCCATCCATCTTTCGATACATCTACCGATACTTGCCAAGGCTCAGAACTATCAAAGAACTCTTCTTTCCTAGGCTCTGGTTTAACTTCAGCTTTAGGTGTAACCTTTGGAGCTTCTGCTTTAACTGGTGCTTTAGGCTCTACAGAATCCACCACATCATTCTCTACGATCTCCATAGCCATTAGCCATAAGTATCTGCGAATGTATGTATGAGTCGATCCTAAGTTCTGAATAGGCTGTGTCTTCTCTACGCTGGCGTAAACCAATGGGGTAGTAAAAGTAATATAGCCATCACCTTCAGTTTCATGAACAGTCAAGTAAGCAGTATCTTGAGTAAACGATACAACTCCACATAGACCTACCTTATTGAAGATCTCCGTTACCTGTGGAATAAAGTCACCTAGCTCAAAATACTTGAACTTAGCAAACTTATTCTCACCAGACTTATTAAGCTGGGTGCTATGCAACTTAACACGGGCTTCTTGTAACTTCTTATATACGCTCATTTGTTACTCTCCAATTCAATTAATTTCTCAGCGTAATGAATGACTTTCCTTAGATCGTCAATACCACCTTTATCACGCCATCTGCTTGCATACTTAATAATGTTTCCTTCTAAGTATGGAATGTTATTAGCGGTAATGTAATCCCAAGGTTGTATTGCTTTACCCTTGTAATGATCTCCGCCAATCTGCTTCTCATTTGCGCTCATACTCACCTCTTAAAAATCATGACTAAAAAGATAAATGCTACTGCGGTCAAGTAGGATACATTAATCCAGTATTGAATCCTAGCTTTACGAGCATCCCCGATTAAGCATAACTGCAACATCAACATATCTCTATCATGCTCAACGTAACGTGGACGTTCGTAATAGCATCCAATCTTTACCTTACCAGTGTCATACGGGATTACCATTTTTATCCTCGATAGTTGGTTTGTTTAAAAAAGCATCAGCAAGTTTCTCAGCATACTCAACAATCCATTGTGGATCTTCCTCTGATCCAACACAGATACTTTGATTACCTGTTAAAGCCATCATAAAATTCAAAATTAATTCATCACGTAATGGTCGCATTTTCTTCTCCTTATGCACAACTGATTGGTTTGATTGTTCCTTCTTCATCTGTATTCCAACAACAGATACCTCCGTTACTATCTTTTACACATCTTTCTGATGCATGAACGTACTCAATAAATAATACAAATAGCACTCCTAATACAAGCAAGATTGCGTGTTTATGCCACTCTTTCATACTAACCCCCTAATGGAATTGGACTAACAATAATACGTGGTTCAATATATACAACTTTTGCTTTACCACTCTTAGAATCTACACACTGCACCCATGTACCATCTGCACTAGCTGGTGAATATAAACCATTAGGGTCTGGCTGTGGAAGAACAGTATGAACACTACTTTGTGAAGTGTAATAGGTATCTTGTTGAGGATTGGTATATTGAGTTGCATAAGGTAATCCATACCCAACAGAGTTACATAACTTATGAAGATCACCATTCATTCCAACGATATAGGTCGTAGTAGCTACGTCTTGATCTCGGATCTCAAGGATATCTTTCATCATACGTTTTTCAGCAAAGTTCACAATAGAAGGCATTCCTACTGTATGTTGAGCTTGTCGTGAAATTTCTTCTTGTCTTTTTGCCTCAACAGTTGAAGTACTCTGGACTGGAGCAGGAGCATCGCATCCTGCCAATACTCCAACTACTGTTACTAATAAAATAATCTTCTTCATTTTCCACTCCTCAATTGGTCATAAAAACTACGTAAGTTATACGGTAAACGGTTCTCGTCATACACGCTAAATCTGTGTAAGATAATCGCTCTTAATGCTTGCTTATGATCTGCATCAGAATTGATGTATTCCATCTGCAAGTTCTCTAAGTCACGTACCATTCCATCGTTGTACTGCTCTGATTCCTTAAATACTTTGTTATCAACTGCTCGGTACTTTGGAGCAAAAAAGTTATAACTTGCTAATCCAGCAATATTTAAACCAAAACCAATAGCAAGTAATAAAACTAATCCAGCAATAAACACCGATATTCCTACAAATAAATCTTTCATACTTCCTCCTTTAAATAATCTTGAAACTGCTTACATACATCTCTTACCTGACAAAACTCATTACATCTCGTCCTTTCTCCCGGACGTACTTCAATCTCATACCCTTTCCCAAGCTCTGCTTTTTTTGCTTCTGCATCTTCGATAGTGAGACATACATTGGTAGCTCTTTTATTCCCAGTCTTTTTAATTGCAAAAGAAGTGGGCTTCTCCCAACACTCCGCTGGCGTACATGGAGCATAATCTTCCCCAATTTCTGATGCCAAATTAGCATTGGAATGTAAGCCGATACGGGATCTGATGAAATCTTCACGGACTTCATAAGGCCACAAATTAATATCAATGACTTTAATCGGGGCTTCAGGATATCCTTCTTTATTCTGTGCATCTCTACGGCTCCAATCTCGAATGATGGCTACGATCTCTATCTTCTTAACGGGGATCTTCTTTACTCTTTCTACTAGCCAAGCATAGATGTTTAACTGTTGTTCCCAGTCAATCTTCTCATTCATTACTGCCCAAGCACCTGTAGTCTTGTAATCAGATACCACCACGCCATCTTTATCAACACGTTGAAGGTCAATAGCTCCTGAGATATTCCACCCCTCTAAAGTCTCGTGTAGGCGTTGCTCGATGATATGGTTCTCATCTTTGCCTTGCTCTAAGATTGAGTGAATAGCAGTACCAAAGATAGCCCATACCTTATCAGATACATCCTCTTCTAAATCATCCCAATACTTCTTACGTAACTGAACTAACTGGGGAGGCTGCAATAACTCCGTTACTGAAAGGTGAGCTTTACCCTTTGTATAGTTCGGTCTTTCCAATACGTTAACGATTGTCTGAGGTAGGTGGTACTTATTGGTCAGGCGCATGATTTTCCTCATCTAACTTTAAGTTAAATTCTTTGAGCTGCTCTTCAGTTAAAGGACGAATCCCAAGTTCTTTATCCATAGAGCGGAATACAGCACGTAATATTTCATTTTGCATAGGGTTGAATACATCCTGATTCATAACTCCTCCTGAGCTTTAAGAATCGCAAAAACGGTATCATCTAATTGCTTTGATTCAGCAATAATTTCTTGCGATAAATTGAGCGCATGCTCAAACTGACGCTTATTAAGAGCTGATTCAATGTTCTTGATATAAGCCTTGAGATACAAAATTGATTCTGAGTAATCCATACTTCCTCCGTTAAATAAACTACAATCCGATTACAGAATAACAAAGACTTTTTATCCTGTCAACAGATTGTACTCATATCAATTCATGTGTGTAAAGAAAATTATGATAACTCTTCAACTTCCATACCCATGTAGCGTAAATAATTATTATTTGTCAAGTGGTCATAGACGATACATATCAAAACGTGGCATGGCATTCAAATCTGCTGTAGCTCAAGCCTGTCAAGGGCTAAAGAGCTTTGGGGATAAGCGAGTAGAAGTATCAATTATCCTTTTCCCACGTGATAAAAGACTGCTCGATGTGGATAACATAGGAAAATGCTGCCTTGATTCTTTGCAGGGATATCTTTATGACAATGACCAACAAGTGTGGAAAATGACTATCGAACGTGGAGAAAAGATCAAAGGCGGTGGGTGTGAGGTAACTATCACAGAATATGCAAAATAACAATACTGTGTAATAATACAGGTACAGATCCTTCATTTCTGTAAATCCTCCAGCACTCTCCTCCGTGTGCGCCCCGAACGTCCTAGCCTAATCCACTAGGACGTTCCCTTTTGTGCTATAGTTTTCTCAAGGCTGTGGTAAATAGTAAGCAACCCCAACTGTTAGGGGAAATAAGACCCAAGAGGGATGATCCAAATATGGAGATTTTCCGTATGCTAAAGCGGAAGGAAGCTGTAATCTTGGGGGATTGGTAGCAAAGCTCGAAAGAGATGACCTTAAACGTCTAACTACTACACGATTCTTAAACACACAACAGTAGCCTTACTTTTAAAATGTGCTATAGTAAAACCGATTTCCCTGCACACCTCTACGTAAAGTGCAAAATAGCGGGGCTTTCTAACCTCTGGTTCTGCTTTTATGGGTGGTTCCAGTTGGAGTTACCATAAATGCTGTTATGTTGCTTGGGGGCATAACTTAAGATAAGCTAGTCACCGGATGGTGTGCTGGTTAGCCCAAGCCTAATACGCATGAAGATTGTGGATATAAAGTCGGTCAGGTAGTGTAGGCAAGATGGGCAATGTTGAGCGCTCCAACCCATTTCCAACTATTCATCCCGATGAGTCTAGTTAGGTAGCTCCTAGCAACAGTCTTCAGTCGTATTGGTAGCGAAAAGGGATTGGCGCACACTAGGGGCCTGTACGAGATCGCAAATTGGATCGTACCGCTATCAATAACTTTAAAGTGTAACTTGTTACAGTAAAAATATATTTGACACAAATTCAATTTATGGTATTCTGTAGGGGCTGGTTTGGCGATCAGAGAGTAAATTAGCTTGATAAGGCCGTTTAGGTCTGTTATTTCACATTACGTAAGTGTTCCAAGCATACTTACATAATGGTCGCCAACTCGGAAATAGCAGATTTAATCGGCTTTTTTCGTTTCTCCAGCCTAGCCTGACCTCAATCGTGTTGCGTCAGTAAAGGCCGTAAATACCCCTAGAAGATATTATGTGCGAGAAGCACCTTCCCTTATTCGTTATTGCTTGAATAAGATGGAGAACCGTCCTGTATGGATAGACCGATGAGTGATAAAGACAGACCTAGGCACGACAAAGACATCGAAGCAATATGTAAACAAATGAACTCAGCGAGGCAAAAAAACACCTATTCCTCATAGTAGGGATAGGTGTGCCCAGAATCTAGCAACGCAACTATAGGATACATAGATATGAGTAGCATAAAAAGTAGAGCTAAAAAGAAACAAACTAGAACAAATTATTATTTAAATTTAAGTTATGAAGCATTAAAAAAGAAGTCATTTACAGATCATAAGCAGATGAGTGATAATGATTTTTCAAAGATTATTCATGTGACATCAAATAAATTTTTGTTGACTGATGAATGGAAGAAATTAAGAAAAAAAGCTGTAGATCTATACGGCAACAAATGTAAAAAATGTGGGTTTCAGGGAACTGTTAATCATCCTATCCACATAGATCATATTAAGCCTAGAAAAATGTACCCCGAACTTGCTTTGGACATTACCAATTTGCAGCCTTTATGCGGGCGATGCAACAAAGAAAAAGGCAATAAAACGGATGTTAATTACAAAGTTAAAGAAGTTGGATTGCTAAATATTTAAAAACAATAAATTTTACTTGCACATATCACAGGTTGTACTCTATAGTTGTCATGTGTTTACAAAGGAGAGAGAAATGGATCATTCACAGTTTTATATGACGGCACAGGATTATGAAAACGATAGGTTATCAAATAGGATTTCAGTTTTAGAAAAAGAAATAAGGGCGTTAAAAGGGATTCCAGAGCCAGAGACACCACCACCGATGACTATGCAAGAAATATTGCAAGTTGGATGTGAACAAGTATTTGGAAAAATGTACGGAGAGAAAAATGAAAAATGAAGATGTATTAGATACGGCAGAAACGTTGTTGGCTTATTTAATTTGTTCTAAATTATCTGAAACAAGCAAGTTAATTAGGCCAAATACTAAAAATGTAGGTGAAGAGTTTGATATTAGTGAGGTGCTAAATTTTGATCCGATTACGCCAAAATTAGCTTACACAGTGCAATTGGCAAATGATGACAGATTGTTTTGCACAGACTCATCATTGCTTTTAAATTCACCACAAGATCTTTTAGGGTCTAAATCAGAGATTGCATTGCTTTGTGATGATAGAGTTAAATGGTTATGCTATAAAAAATTAAATAAACGTCCACATAATGTATGGGTTGGATCTTCTGGAGCCAGTTTATATGAACTTCACTATAGAGAGATTTTTTCAAATGGTGCAGAGACTTATGCAAAAAGAGTAGTGGCATTTAGCAAAACTGGAAAACCAGTGGTTGCCCTTGTTTCTGGTTCAAATGGATGGGCAGGAAATGATTCAATGTTAGCTATTACTTCTGCTTCAATAATAGAGGATGCTCATAGACCAAATGCTTTGACAGCTACGGTAAAAGAAGATACAGGAATTATTTTCCCTGTACCACTTGGAGATCATAAGGAAATATTTTCTTTACGTGAAGCCCCTTTAACTCCATCTGGAAGAAGAAAAGCAATATTACATTGGGTAAACAAACATACAAGAAAAACAGAATTCTCAGAAACAAATGTAAAAAATCATTGGAGAGGCGTTAAGGATATAACCATTGATGGTTTAAATATAAAACTTGAAGGTCAAAAATGATATTAGATGACATGATTAAGTGCGCTAATCGGTATCGCTGGTTACGCAAAGAACTTGCTAAAGGAAACTATACGTACTTTGTAGAAGTTGTAAGTAGTGAAGCTGATATGGATGAATGGATTGACGGGCAAATGGAGAAAGAAAATGAACTGGAATGAAAAATTACTAATCACGGCCTCGCTCGTAACTGCGGTGGCTTTTATCTGGGCTATCAACTTGGGGATTAAATTATGGATGTGAATGAAAAGATCGTACTAGAAGCATTTGAACGGGGAAAAATGTTCGGATACGCTGAAGGTAGAAAATCTACTAAAGCTGAAATGGATAAACTCAAAAATGAAAATGATTTCTTTAAAAGTATTTTGAATGATGTTGAATTACTCAAAAAGGACAAAGAGAAATGAACGCACTAGAACTAGCTAATTGTATTGATGAAGATATATTGATTGATTATGGACAAGTAAGCGACATGCTACGCCAGCAACAAGCTGAAATAGAGGCGTTGAAACGGGATGTAAGGGCACAGGACAATTCTATTGCTGCGGCAGATATGATGATTGCCAATTTTGAGGATAAGTTTGGTTACTACGAAAAAGTAATCAATGTAAACTATGTCAAAGTCAGACCACATGAGTTTATTGCCGCAGTAACAGGCAAAGAGCATATTGTAGGGCAACCAATTATGTATACAGAGTGGCCAATGAGGGACGATGAATGAACGCTTTAGAACTAGCTGATGAATTAAAAGAATGGGTTAATGAGTTTGAGGATTTTGCTTGGTTAACAAAACACGAAACCATGCTACGCCAGCAACAAGCAGAAATTGAGGCGTTGAGAAGCCTATCATTGCGTAGAGAGAACTTAGGTTATTTCTATGACTTACACGCAAGCCAACAACGCACTATAGACGGCGACAAAAGGCTGATTGATTTGTTGTATGAAAAGGTAGAGAAGTTACAAACTGAAATTGATACTTATAAGTCACAAAATAGCAGTCAAATTGATACCTATAGGTATGAAACTATGCGTGGTAACTCTGTGCTTGTGCCGTCTGATAAATTAAAAGAAATGCAAGAAAAGATAACCAAGTACGAGCTACGCCATGCTGAGCAAAGAAAGCGTATTGAGGAATTGGAGCACATGATGGAAAAGGCAAGCCACTACGAAGCTATGGCACACGCTGGAGGCTTTGAAACTGGCTACCAAGCTGCTCAAGCAGACTTTAATAAAGAAAATCCTGTTAAAGAAGTCTTTAACAGAAAGGCACAAGAGAAATGAATATAGATAAATGTTTTGAAATTGCCGACTATTTACAACAGACCGAACCAGTTAGTTATGATGAGCAAAAATTAGGAGCAGAAGCGATATGGTGGTTAATTGAACAAAATCGCCAGCAACAAGCTGAAATTGAGGCGTTGCTTCAGTTTATTACTGAGCGTGGCGAAACTGGGCAGTTAATTATTTGGAAGGCACAAAAGAAATGAAACCAGTATGGCAACCACTTATTCCTATTCGTTTAAAAACACTATCCAATGGGGATAGAGTTCTTCAACAGGCATGGGGTAAAAGTGTATGTGATGGTGAGCGATGGAATCAAACAACCGAACATGAATGGCGAGATGTACCTGTCGATATTGAAGACCCATTATATTGGTGTCAAGAGGAGGAACAAGAGAAATGAACGCAAATAAACGTGATGATGAGTATATTTCTATAGATGACCCTAGTTATTTTAGAAAAGATGATGATTGGTGGTGGGTTGAATTGGGCAATATATTTAACAATATCCCATCAAATGATAAGTTTGATGCCCAAAGGTCATCTGGATGTGCAATGAAATATATTAAATCATTGGAAGCCCAAAATGATAACTACTGGACAATGATTGAGATTCTTAGACAAAGAATAAAAGGAAATCCATTGCAAGATAGGTTCGATGCAATTGCCGCAGGTGTTGTTTTTGGAAAGGCACAAGAGAAATGACAACAAAAGAATTGTTAGAAGGATTGAGAAAAGCCTTTGCTAAGTTACAAAGGGACTTTGATAAAAGAAAGGCACAAGAGAAATGAGTAAAAAGCCTAAAATTCAAACAAAAAGTGAACAAATTGCTTACGATGAGTATTTAACGGCTAAATTTGCTGAAATTGCACGTGGTCAAGAGCAAATACCGGTAATACTAGACCGAGCATCATGGGAAGCGATAAAATACAGTATTGAACTAGCACTAAAACTAGAATATAAAAGGGAAAATCATGGCAACAAAACAATTAAAAGTAGTAAAGCCAGTAGTAGTAACAAAAAAGGGAAAAGTTGAAGTAGCTCCTAATGCAAAGTATTCCCATGAAGATATCGCTAAAAAGTTTGGCAAAAAAGGATTTAAGAATGCAAAACACGAGTTTGAACTAAGTGATGGTGAAATTGTAGATCGTAAAAAAGCAGCAAAAGTAGCAGAAAAAGCGGGTGAAGTAAAGAAGGGCATTAAGAAGTTACATAGTCATCAATTACGCCAAGGATTAGGCATAAAAGAAGTCAAAGAAGTAAAATAAAGTAGTACACTGATACACCCACGTAAGAGGATTCGTGGTCAACTAAGGATAAAAAATGAAGATTTTATTGAAAGATTTAGTCATTGATGCTGGCACTCAAAGCCGTGAAATGATTAACCAAAATACTGTAGCGGAATATACAGAAGCGATGATTGAGGGCGCTGTATTTCCTGAGATTCAAGTTTATGATGATGGGCTTAAAAAGTATTTAGTAGATGGATTCCATCGTTACTTTGGATATAAACGTGCTGGCATCGAAGAAGTAGAAGCTGTCGTTACGAATGGTAGTCTTAGAGAAGCTAGACTATATTCACTCGGAGTAAATGATAAGCATGGATTACCTCGCACTATTGCAGACAAAAGAAAAGCTGTGATGACAATGTTAAATGACATTGAGTGGCAAGACCTAAGCACTAGAGATATGGGAGTTATTTGTAATGTATCTCACATGACAGTACAGCGTATCAGAAAAGAACTTAGCAAACCAAAACCGTCTTCAGAGCCATCTGCTCCTAAACCAGAAGTCACTTCTTATAAACCTTTAGATACTCAGCTTGAAGAGTTAAATGAAGAGCTAAGAGAAGAGATTGAAGTTTTAGAAAAGCCATTGTCATCTATGGAGCTAGAGATTAAATCTCTCAAAATGTCCCGTGATGAATTGATGACTGAAAACGCTAATCTCAAAAAAGAACTCCTATACTGGAAAAGAAAAGCTGAAAAATTGTCTAAGGTGTAGACATGTCAGACATACAACTTAGGGATTACCAAACTCAGTCTATAGATGGGTTAAGAGAAGGTTTTAAAAATAATCATAAGCGACAAATACTTGCTGCTAGTACGGGTGCTGGTAAAAGTATTATCGCTATGAGTATGCTGGAATCCGCCAGTAAAAAAGGATCTAAGGTCATGTTCTTATGTGATCGTAGAGTCTTAGTGGATCAATTCTCACGCCATCTATCCCGTCATGAAATACCTCACGGATGCATCATGTCCGGTAGCTGGAGAGTTAAGCCTGATGAGAATATTCAGGTAGCAAGCATACAAACATTAGAACGTAGAGAGAGCTGGCCTGTCATGGATCTATTGATCGTTGATGAGATTCATGCCGTCATGCGTGGATCTTTGGAGCGTTACATAGACGAGAACCCACAAGCTAAGATAGTAGGTCTTACTGCTACGCCATTCAATGACAAGCTCGGTAAATACTTTACCAACGTAACCAACGTTATCACGATGAAAGAATTAGTGGATCAAGGATACCTTGTGCCATTTAAAGTATTCATTGCTAAAGAAATAGATACTGCTGGTGTCAAGGTAACTGCTGGTGAGTGGCAAAAGGATGAACTAGAAACTCGTGGCCTTCACATTGTCGGGGACGTAGTCAACGAATTCATCAATCTTAGCGATAAAATCTTTGGAGAAGTGCGTAAGACTATTTGCTTCTCATCTGGCGTAAAGCATGGTGAAGAGTTGGCTAAACAGTTTAATGCTCGTGGAATTAACTTTGTTCAGATCAGCTACAAGGATTCAGAAGAATACAAACGAGAAGTCTTAGATGAGTTTGCTAAACCAGACTCTACAATCAAGGGCGTTATCAGTTCAGATATTCTTACTCGTGGATTTGACCAGACCGATGTAGAACATATCATCCTTGCTCGTCCATTGCGTAAGTCTTTATCCATGCACGTTCAGATGATTGGACGTGGCGCACGTTCACATCCTAATAAACCATTCTGTCTTATCCAAGATCATTCCGGTAACTTCCTGAGATTTCGTGATGACTGGGATCAGCTATTTGAGAATGGCGTAGATGAACTCAAGTACACGGGTGACTCTAAGAAACGTGCAGAGATGACAGATAGAGTAAAGAAACAATCTAAATGCCCTGCCTGTGGTGGACTGTGGACATCAGATACCAATATCTGTAATGAATGTGGACATGAGCGTCAACGTTCCAATATGGTGATTAGTATTGCTGGAGAGCTTACAGAATTAGATGCTACAAACCGTAAACTTATTATCAGTAAGCAAGACTTCTACTCTCAATTGATATATGTCTCTAAGGTTAAAGGTTACGCTAAAGGATGGGTAGCTAACCAGTATCGTGCGAAGTTTGATGTCTGGCCTAAAGGATTAAAAGATGTAATGCAAACACCAACACCAGAGACAATGGGATGGATTAAACACCGTCAAATTGCGTATGCAAATGCGAGGAAAAAATGAGCAATAAAGCGACCAATACCCCACTTAATGTTCAAGATATTGAACAGTTCACGGAACATGAACAAAGAAAAGAAATGAACGCAAATGAACTAGCTGATTGGATTAAAGATACAGAGTTTTATGACAATCCAAATCCAGAGCTGAACGACAAAATGGATGAAGTTGAAGCCATTCTACGCCAGCAACAAGCTGAAATAGAGGCGTTGAAAGCTGACAAAGAACATTTAATAGAAAACTACGAAAATCTAATGGCCGATTTTAAAATAGAAACATACTGGAGGAATGGAAAATGAAATGCGTTTGTGGAGAATCAACAGCACCAAACACAATACACAGAGAAAATAACCCATGCTATGTACAAGAAATCTCATACGAAGAATACCAAGCAGATTTAGATTTATTGTGGGAACAAATTAACAAAGCTGTTAAAAACTTCGACAATAAAATGAAAGAAGCGTTTGAAGATGCGAGGAAAAAATGAGTGATAAAAGCTGGGACCATGAAACTATACAACTATTTGACAAACTAGAATCACAGATACGCCAGCAACAAGCTGAAATAGAACACCTTAAAGAATTATTTGGATGTGACCCAGCTTATTTTGAACCTGATAAGAAAGCAAAGACCCTAACAGATAAGGATTTGTTTAATGTGTACGCTGACTTTCAAGAAAACTACACAGGCAATAACTTCCCTGTTGATTTAGGTAGGGCAATACTAAGAAAGGCACAAGAGAAATGAGTTACATAATTCCACAAATTTATATTTGCCATAAATGCGGTGGTGAACATCCATATAGCCCAAGCAATAGCTTTCCAGCACCAGTTTTAGGAAGTAAAGATGGTTTTGGTAAGCCTATTTGTCCGTTTTGTTACGCTAAATTTTTAGAAGATAATCTACCAATCATGCTAAGAAAGGCACAAGATAAATGAGCTATCAATCACCATTCGCTATTTGGTTCGATGCCAACATTACACAAATGGCAGTCAGCCCTGAAATTTTAAAGTTGCTTGCTAGAGCGTTTGAGGGAGGTAAAATAGATGTTGAAGCAAAGAGAAAAAGAGATAACAATCTTGCCAATGAGTGTTTCAGCAAGCTAGAAAAAGAAAACGCATACCTTATGAATAAAAATGAGTTTCTTCTTGCCGTCATTAAAGAAAAAGAATCCGAAATAGCAATACTAAGAAAGGCTAATGAGAAATGAACAATGAACCAGTAGAGTATGAAAATACAGACAGAGAAATATGGCGAGCAATCCCTAATGATTATTATTCTCCGTCAATTTTTGTGACTAAAGAAAATAATATAGGCATCAATGTTGGTGGTCGTGTAAGTGTAAAAACAGTTGAGCAATGGTATAACAATGTCCATCCAGCAAAGACAATTGAAAACTTAAAAGATGGTGAGCTACCTGTTTTAACAGTCACAGTTTTAGACTGCAATGGAAAACTTATTAGATCTGTAGTTAGCTTCAAAGAAACAAGAATTATTTGCGATTCTTTGGTTGATGAATTAAGAAAGGCTAATGAGAAATGACATACAAGATGCCATACGATGAGTATGAAATGACTTGTGAACAAGTCGGTAAAGAACTAGGGTTATCCACTAGCAACGTCTATGAGATTGATCGTTTAGCCCGTAAGAAGATTGTTAAAATACTAGAGCAACGTAATATCAATATCAAGGAATTGCTCGATGGACTTTAATCAATTCGCTGAGATGCATGGGCTAATGATCGGTAGTCTGGTGATGGATCGCTGGGTGCGTGTTTCTACTCAAGATAAACCTAATAAAAAAAACGGATCTTATATATGTGAGGGCATGACGGGCGCAATTATTAACTGGGCTGTCCACGATAAACCAATTCAATGGAGATCACGGGAGCCGTACCGTCCTGATCCACTAGCACAAGCCAAGAAAGAGAAGCAGATTAAAGAACGTGAAGAGCGTCAGTCTAAGGCTATGAATAGGGCTAACTACATCATAGAGAATGCCGTCTTACAAACTCATAAATATCTCAATAAAAAAGGCTTTCAATCTAAGGGTTTAGTTTGGAATAATCTACTCGTCATTCCCATGAGGATTAACGATAAGATCGTAGGGTGTCAGCTAATTGATCCAGAAGGTTCCAAAAGGTTCCTTACTGGTCAGATAACTAAAGGTGCGTCTTTTAAGATGGGTGATAAGGGCGTTAATATCTTAGTAGAGGGTATGGCTACGGGATTATCTGTCCGTAGAGCTATGAAAGAACTTAAACAAAATGCCGTCATACACGTTTGTTTTAGCGCATCCAACATGATTGAAATATCTAAGAACTTTGCGTCTGCCATTGTAGTAGCAGATTGTGACGATGTAGGTATCAATACGGCTAAGAAGATAGGCTTCCCGTACTGGGTTTCTGATGTACGAGGATTTGACTTTAATGATGCCGAAAAAAAAGACGGAACAAAGTCCGTCTCCCAGAGTCTATTAGGATTGTTAAAAACTCTTCAAGTATAAAGTTCCTCTTTGTGCAATGGTACAGATGCGTTTACGTCCGTCACCGTCTCCCACTCTTAGGTTAATAAACTTTTCAGCTTCTAGCCACTTAATAGCCCTGTGTAGGGTAGCTAAACAAGCTACCCGATGCTGCTCTGCTACTTCGATTACCTCCATCACTTCCGCTTGTCCTTTCATAGCAATAATATCCAGTAATACTTCAGCGTAAACCGTCATCTTTAACTTCGTGCGCTTGTTGTGTTGGTCAAATGGTGTCATTCAAAATCTCCCTCTGTTACATCCGTGTCGTAAATGGTTTCGTCATCGTGTAAAACTAACTGGTCTAGTGCATATGCCACGGGGTCATCTCCGCTGTCGCAATCTACCGTAATGTTTACCGTCCGTTGTATATAAAATAAAACATCGTATTGTCGTTTCATACTTCCTCCTGTTGTTTAACATGGTCAATCCAAAAATCAATTACTTCCCAGTTAATACCCACCTCTGAATCGTGATCCCGTTCTGCAAGTCTTAAAACTTCCCTAGCTTGATCATCTGTGATCTCGCTATATTCTCCGTCTCCCTCGTATTGCTCCTTTACATCGTCAATATTCCACCAGATAGAAATCCAATCTTTATCAAAATGCCGTCTTACAAAACCTTGTATTTCTGATACTGGCGTACCATTAGGCACTTCTACTTCAACTATTATTTTCATTTTTCTCTCCATTATTTAAAAAAATTCCATGGTGCATCATCCTATACTCTTGTAATTCCTGTATTGCATCATCAATATTAAAAAAATAACCTATATGTTTTCTGATTCCATTTACGCCACATTTAGCATGCCATTTTTTCAATGCTTTATTCCAATAAATGCCTTTAATTTTGCTAAAAGTATTGGAGTTTACTTTTCTGTTGTATTGATTTTGCGAAAATGTTGCTTCTCTTAAATTTTCCAGTCTATTGTCTAATTTATTGCCATTGATATGGTCAATGCATAAAGGGAAATATCCATAAGCCATAAAAAATATTAGCCTATGAATCAAAATACTTTTTTTATTGATTTTGGTACGCATATATCCATCGTAGGTCTTTGACCCTACAATATCGCCAATTTTTTTATTGCCAATAGAATTTTTACGATATAAATTACCGTCTTTATATTGGAAAATTGAATGTAAATATTCTTGAGTTAAAATATCGTCAGCCATGACAATCCTTACATTGTTGGTGGTTAGAAAGGTCTAGTGAGTTGGAAGCTCACAGACCTTTCGCAATTATAATGTAATCTCCACTCCCTGTCCGTTAAAAACATTTTTATCCCACAATTTGCCGTTATAGCTTAGATAGCCAAGTAACTTCCCATCTCGATAAACGGGAGGACTTGACCAATGCCAAGCTCGAATGCAATTGTGCGTCTGCCACCGTCTGATTAAACGCTGTAACTTTTGAAAAGTCTCAGCACTTAGCGTCTGGGGCTTTAAATCCATGTGATACAAAATAGGTTTAATCTGATACAAAAAATCCTCCTTTATGCCGTCATGCTGTAACTTGTTACACCTTGTAAGGGTAAACCCTAACACCAAAACCACTATAATTAGTGGCTTCAGTTTTAAGTCTTAGCCTGTTTCAGTTCTTCCTCTAGTTTTTCAATCGCCCGTCTTGCTCGTTCCCGTTGTTTCGGGTCATGGCTATGAGATAAAATATGCTTCTGCCATGAAATAGAATTCTCGATAACTGCTCTGCTGTTCATGATTCCCCCTTATAGCCAATCCAAGTCCACCGAGTGCATAAAGAAAACCCGCCCATCCTTTAGCCTGATTCTGTTAAACCAATACTCTGGATCACCATCCCCGCATAAATCGGGTATATGCTCGGCTCCTTCCAGTTCTTCGGCTCCTAACATGGTCGATCCTAGCCCCGTGTCTGGTGCTTCTACGCTGTCATAGGCCGGGACAAACAACTCATAGAGATCGGCTCTCATTCTTACCTGTTGCATGGTTAATCCCTCGCCCATGTTGTTTTGATGTTCTCGGCTGTAAATTGTGGAAATTTAGCCAAAAATACCGTTTTTGCGTCTCTACAAGTTTTACTCCAGTTAGTAGAACAGCAATACGCCCAGCCCTCGGAGGTTTTGCGTAATATATGGATTTTTTTATATAGCTTCATTTTTAAACCCTCTCTATAGATAAAATGGCTCGCTCAGGCGCTTTTTCTACGTTTAAAACTTGTTCTATGGCGCTCTTGATGTCATGGGCATAAACCTGAATACAAACCCGTCCAGCGTCATGCCTTAGCGTTACTTGAAAAATAAATGGGTGGCTCATAATGTTTGCTCGTTTCTCTCTCTGCGTTTAATCAATCGGTGGGCATACTCTGGCTGATTCAGGCGGTAAGCCTTTAAGTCCTCTATCGCCTCCCTTCGTGCATCGCTGGCGGTGGTTTCCTCCCAGCCATAACCATAATTGGATTCGATTACAAATACGTCTGAGGTTTTGCGTTGGTATGCCATTATTTAATCTCCGATAATTTCAAAATTGCCCGTTTTATTTCCGTTAGAATCCCGCACGATTCCGCTATTTTTCCCGCTAAGTATTGCACCGATAATAAAATCAAGGTTTTCCGCTAATTCCTGAGCTTGGTTCTCACCTTCATAAGCTGAATTATCTAGATTGATTTTTAAATTAAATTCCATTTTTATACCTCTTGAGAATCGTTATATAGCGCATTAGCCCATGATTCCAGCTCTGAAAGATCGGAGCCTTCCACTTCAATTTCTATTTCCTCGCCATCTTCGGGATTTGTCCAGAGAGCGTAAATGTCATCAGAGCCTAAGCCAATGTAAAGCGTGAAGGCATAATCTTCTAACCATAGATATACATTGCCTGAGCTTGTATTCTCGTCTGCGTAACCATATCCGCCTATATCCATCCCAATCGCTGAAGCCTTAGTGATAAGTAACCCAATTTTGCGGGTGGCGTTGCTACATAAGTTTGATTTGATTTCCATTATTTTGTATTCCTGTAAATGTTTAAAAACTGGTGTAATTGCTCGCCCGTAAGTAATCCACGGGCAAAAGATACGGCTAAAGCTCTGTGCATCTGGTTGGTTTGTGTCATGACGAATACCCATATAGTGAAGCTATCGCCACCTCAAAAGGGGTAAGTTTTCTAACCTTTGCCCACTCTTGAGCCTGTAATCTAATTTCTTTCCCACCTAATGCTTTCGCCGTATCTCGTTCTAGCTGGGTCGTGCATTGGTTTAGATCATCGAGTAAGGCGTGATGCAATTGTTTAATGTTCCATGCTTGCATAATTTAAACCCCGTAATGTCTAAGAACTAGGATAAAGGCATTACCCAATAAAACAGATAAGCCAATGGCTAGGGATAACTTGAGTAAGTGTTTTAAGTCTTCCATCTTCATTCCTTTAGATAAGATCAATCGTTAGTTCACCATCTGCACGATGGATGACTATTACTTGATCGTTGATAAGATTTTGAATAGCTAACACCATCTTAGACCCTCCGTAACCTTGAGACTTAGCCCAATTGATTACACCAACATAAGAGCAGGGGTTTACTGCATTGATGTGGTTCAGTATTGCATCGTAGTGGTTCATAGTTAAAGCCTCCTAAGTAATACATTAAACAATAAAACTTAATCCATGTGTATAGACTAACACGCTAGAAAAAGGGCTGTCAATACTTTTCTTAGTATTTTATATAAATATTTTATAGGTGCTTTCCCTAATGGTTATATATACAGTATGTACAGGCATACAGTAAACACTTGCGCCCGTGTTATCCTACGGCTATCATATTCCCTATATATACCCTAGATATAAGGGTGAAAAGGATAAAGGAAAGACAGACAATGCCAGCAGAAAAGAAAAAGCCCGTAAATAAGATTCGCTTGACTAAGGCACAAATAAGCGAGGGATTAAAGAGCATCCCAATAGAGCAAATACTAGGAGCAACTAAGACAGGAAGCACTCTTACACATAAGCAAAAAGCATTTGCCAAAGAAGTAGCAATGGGAGAAACAAAGGCAGGAGCATATAGAAAGGTCTATAAGTCTAAGAGTAATCACAAGGTCGTAGGCAATGCTGCATCTAAGCTCGCCAAGACTGCTGGAGTATCGATGGAGATAGAAGCCTACAGACTGGCTCAGGAAGCAAGGGAATATCTTACAGGGGATCGTTTAGCCTCCCTTGTATTGCATCAATTAACCATTCACGCCCTTAATGAGGACATTCCACCAGCTACAAGGGTCAGAGCATTGGAGTTACTGGGCAAGTCTAACGGGGCAAACCTATTCATAGACCGTAAAGAGGTGACCACGATCTCAGCGAGCAAGGACGCTAAGGCTTCTCTAATGGATAAGATCAGGGAAGCTATGAGCCGTAACTCAATAGATGTTGAGTACAAAGATAGCGGGGAATCATTACTAGACGAACTCAAGACTACATATATAGAAGGAACAATAGGCACTCCAAGTGTAACAAGTTACAGTAGCGATTTGGATTCTGACCCCGTCCCTAGTGAAAATTCCGTGAACGACACCGCCACGCCCCCCATGCCCCTAAATGAGCCGCTTGACCGTGGGCCAGATATGCATAATAGTTTGCTCACTCAGTCACCGGTGGAACAAGTTACACATCCCACAAACAACATTAACAATGATTCGCAAGTAATTGATTCTAAAGGGCCACCCCCTACAATAAATCCAGCACAGGTAGATTGGGTTGATTCAGAAACACCCCCCGTCACTCTTTTAAACGAAAAAGGCGAAAAAAATATATGAAAAATTTTAACGAACCCCGTCCTCATTATGAAGAATGGAAAGCAGAGTTAGATAAAAACATCGCTTGGGCCGATGTCCAAATTGCTGAGTGTCAGAAACAGTTAGACGTTATGCGCCTACTCAGAAATGGTCTTGCGTGTTCTACTTATCCTCATGGAGTTAAAGCTAGGTATTGGGTATTAGGTGAACCAGCAGGTAGTGATACACGAGAAATAAGAAACGATGGGGCGATTACAGGTACTCATGGTGCTGGCACAAGTGCCAAAAACTGGGGTGCTGGGATGGAGGATTGCGGTAAATGAGTCTTGCTGAGATAGAAAAAGAGATTAGGATCATTCGTTCTTATCTGACCCACTTAGAAATGCGTAGAGATAATATGAAAAAAATCATTGCGGGTCGCAAGGCGAGTGCAGAGATTCAAACCGAGAAGTTAATCGAAAGATGTAGGAAATGACACCTAGGCAAAAAGAAGTTTTTATGATCATAGATGCCTTTTGGCGGGACTATGGTTACGGACCCTCTATTGATGAAATCCTCATGATGACGGGAACTACTGGGCGTGGGAATGTACAAAGGATCATTAAACGTCTTTGCGAGTTAGGTCATTGTGTCCGTCTACCACATCTTGCTAGGACTGTCAGACCCAAAGGTGTTAGGATTAGATCATGAACTTAGAAGAGATCATTAGTAAGTTACCTCCTGCAGATCAAGCGGAGATTCTAAAAGCTGCTGCTGAATGGGCAGATTCTGAGCGTATGGAGAAAGGCCAAAAAGACTTTCTTGCATTCGTACATACCATGTGGCCCGGATTTATTGACGGACGACACCATAAAGTCATGGCACAAAAATTTGAGGAGATTGCCAGTGGGAAACTTAAACGGCTTATTATCAATATGCCTCCTCGTCACACTAAGTCAGAATTTGCCAGTTATATGCTACCAGCATGGTTTCTTGGTAAGTTCCCTAAAAAGAAAATCATTCAGTGTTCTAACACAGCCGACCTTGCAGTAGGCTTTGGACGTAAAGTCCGTAACCTTGTAGATAGTGAACAATATGGAAAAATATTCCCAAACGTCAGGCTTCGCTCTGACTCTAAAGCTGCTGGTCGTTGGAGTACTAACGGTAATGGTGAATATTTTGCTATTGGCGTGGGCGGTACTGTTACAGGTAAAGGTGGCGATCTGGTCATTATTGATGATCCTCATTCGGAACAAGAAGCGGCATTAGCAGCATCTGATCCTGCAGTATTTGATAAGGTCTATGAGTGGTATACCTCTGGTCCACGTCAGCGTTTGCAACCGGGCGGAGCGATTGTCATCGTGATGACTCGTTGGAGTCTGAGGGATTTAACGGGAAAGATTTTAAAAGCTGCACTTGAACGGGATGGGGATGAATGGGAAGTAATCGACTTTCCAGCAATCCTTCCTAGTGAAAAACCCCTATGGCCTGAGTTCTGGTCTTATGAGGAACTAACTGCTTTAAGACGGGAATTGCCTTTAAACAAGTGGCAAGCTCAGTACCAACAGCAACCGACTTCTGAGCAAGGGGCGATTATTAAGCGGGAATGGTGGCAAGTATGGGAAGGCGATACAGCCCCTGCTTGCGAGTTTATTATCCAATCTTGGGATACGGCATTTACAAAGAATGAACGTTCAGACTATTCAGCTTGTACGACATGGGGAATATTTTATAAAGATGAAAACCCCCAAGATGCGAATATAATATTATTGAACGCATTCAAAAGGCGGATGGAATTCCCAGAATTGAAGGCCTGTGCTTTAAACCAATATCGAGAATGGACCCCAGATTGCTGCATAATCGAGGCTAAGGCATCAGGAGCGCCATTGGTATATGAGCTACGTCAGATGGGAATCCCCGTACAAGAATTTACTCCTACCCGTGGTAATGATAAAATCATGCGTGTAAACTCTGTATCAGACTTATTTGCTTCAGGAAAAGTATGGGCTCCAAGTACTAGATGGGCGGAAGAAGTAGTTGAAGAGATGGCTGCGTTTCCTAATTCGGACCATGATGACTTAGTAGATAGTGCATCACAAGCTTTAATCCGATTTAGAAAAGGTGGCTTTGTAAGATTGAAAACAGACGAATGGGATGATTATATCCCTAAGCGTAAAACTGCATATTATTAATGTTAACAAACTATAACTACAGTTGGTCAGAAGCAGTTCCTGCAGATTATTGTGATGTAATTATTAAATCTATTGATTGGAATAAAGCAGAAACTGCAAAAATTGGCGGATCTTTAGAGAAGGTTGGCGATGAAAATAAAGAATATCGTAATACAGAGTTGGTTTGGGTTGATCAATTTTCTCCTGTAGGGTGTATTTTAAGGTCTTTTATTGAACTTGTTAATCAAATAGCTGGATGGGATTATGATTTTCATGGAATAGAAAACATTCAAATTGGGAAATATCAAAAATCTGGTCATTATTCATGGCATAGAGATACAGCAAATCCTATGAATGGATGTCAAAGAAAGCTTTCTATAGTACTTTTATTAAATGATCCTAGTGAATTTGAAGGCGGTAAGTTAGAATTTAGGGACGTGCCAGCACCAGATTTAAAAAAAGGAAGTATTGTAGTCTTTCCTTCCTTTTTAGAACATAGAGTAACGCCAGTAATTTCTGGTGTTCGTTATACAGCAGTGAGTTGGGCAGTAGGCCCGACTTTTAAATAGGGATACTTATGTCCATTGATAAAGCGCTTTACCAAGCACCTAAAGGAATTGAAGCTCTCAGCAAGGAAGAATCTCCTTTAGAGATCGAGATTGTTAATCCAGATGAAGTAACCATCAATAAAGATGGTTTGGAAATTGAGATTACTCCAGATGAGGGAGAAGAAGGATTTGGTGATAACCTTGCCGAATACCTTACTGAAAGCGAATTGCTTAAACTTTCCGGTGATTTGATTGAAGAATTTGACGATGACGTTGCTGCTCGTAAAGATTGGATTCAAACCTATGTAGATGGCTTAGAACTACTTGGCCTCAAAATTGAAGAACGGTCTGAACCTTGGGAAGGCGCTTGTGGTGTCTACCACCCTCTGTTAGCAGAAGCTTTAGTAAAGTTCCAAGCTGAAACAATGATGAGTATTTTCCCAGCACAAGGTCCAGTAAAGACTTTGATCATCGGAAAAGAGACTCAAGAGAAAAAAGAATCTGCAGAACGTGTTCAAGAAGATATGAACTACGAACTTACAGAAGTCATGACTGAGTATCGTCCTGAAACAGAGCGTATGCTTTGGGGCTTAGGATTGGCTGGCAATGCATTTAAGAAGGTATATGAAGATCCTATTTTGAAACGTCAGGTTTCCCTGTATGTTCCAGCTGAAGATATCGTAGTACCTTATGGCGCTCCAGACTTAGAATCTGCACAGCGTGTTACTCACGTCATGCGTAAGACTGAACATGATATGCATCGTTTACAGTTATCAGGATTCTATAGAGAAGTAGATCTAGGAACTCCATCTAACTCATTAGATGACGTAGAAAAGAAGATTGCTGAGAAGCTTGGTTTTAGAGCTACTACAGATGATCGTTATAAGATTTTAGAGATGCAAACAAATCTGGATATTCCCGGTTTTGAGCACGTAGATGAAGATGGAGAGCCAACAGGCATGGCTTTACCTTACGTCATTACTATGGAGAAATCGACTGGAACAGTATTATCTATTCGCAGAAACTGGAAGGAAGGCGATGAAAATCATCAAAAACTTAAACACATTGTTCACTACGGATATATTCCCGGCTTTGGTTTCTATTGTTTTGGCCTTATCCATCTTATCGGTGCTTATGCTAAATCTGGCACTTCGATTATCCGCCAATTGGTTGACGCAGGATCCCTTTCAAATCTGCCGGGTGGTTTCAAAACTCGTGGTCTAAGAGTTAAAGGTGATGACACTCCTATTGCTCCGGGTGAGTTTAGGGATGTAGACGTTCCAAGCGGTGCGATGAAAGATAACATCATGCCATTGCCATACAAAGAGCCAAGCCAAGTCTTGTATTCTTTGTTAAATACCATCGTAGAAGAAGGCCGTAGATTTGCTAATACAGCAGACTTGCAAGCTTCTGATATGAGTGCCAATGCTCCTGTTGGAACTACATTAGCGATTCTTGAGCGTACTTTGAAGGTAATGTCTGCAGTACAAGCACGTGTGCACTTTAGTTTAAAGCAAGAATTAAAGCTTTTAAAAGTGATTATTGCTGATAATGCCCCCGGTGATTACGAGTACATGCCTTCTACTGGCACACGTAAAGCTCGTAAATCTGACTATAAGAACGTGGAAGTTATTCCAGTTTCTGATCCTAATGCATCAACAATGGCTCAGAAGATCGTTCAA